CATTATCGCTTTGCACAGATAGAAGAGGGGCGGCCGAAGCCGCCCCGCATCCCCTTTTTAGTTCGTGACCTCGGTCAACATCGCGAGGCCCTTTTCGGAGAAGAGGGCGAGACCGCAGTACCATTTGACGCGCCAGATGCGCTCGTCCTTGGTCTGCGAGACGCCGACATCCTCGACCATGAGGCCAGCAGCGCTATCGGCCGTCAGGCCAGCGATGCCCTGCTTGCGCGAGCCGTCGTCCAGCGTACCTGCGAGGACGCTCGTGCAGGTGCTATCCGAGCCCTTCGTCTGGTCCGTTGGCATGTAGTCGTTACGGAAGATCGGCACGCCGCTGTAGGCGGGCACTTCCGCGCCGGATGGCAACTGGACCACTTCGCCGATGTTGGCGCCGCCGAGCGCGCGCAGCAGAGCCTTATAGCTGCGGAGCGTGCGGGCGTGCATCGCGAGGTAATCGACCTGACCGTCCTTATCGACCACAAGGTCCATCACCGCGTCCATGTCCTCGAACGCGAGCGCCGCACCGTTGGTCGCCCCGCCGCCGGCTTTCGTGATCTGACCGTCAGCGCAGAGCGCGATCAGGCCAGCGAAGGTGAAGTTGGTGCCGTCGCCGTTGATCAGCATGTCGCGGAACTTGCGACCGGCCGCCTTCGACTTCGACGCGATCTGCACCGAGGTCTGGTTGTTCTGGTTCGATCGAGTCGCCTGGATCAGACCGTTGACCTCGGCATCGCCCATGATGGTCGTCAGGGTCGAAGTGACCTGGGTGAAGGTCGCCGGGTCTTTCGCAGCCGCGCGCTCGGTCGAATTGGTGCCGGTGGCACCCGCACCGATCGAGCCGTCCGCGTCGCCCACGCCGACTGTGGCAACGGTGCCGAGCGCGTTTTCGCGATCATACGCGAGAGCGTTGCCCGAAATGCCGTCGAACGGCAGAACGTCGAAGAAGCGATCGACAGTGATGATGTTCTCGATGACGCCCTGGACCAAGAAATCCTGAGACAGTTTGGCCGACTCGGCGAGAGTTACGGAAGCCATGATGATGCTCCATGCACAAGGTTGCGTTTGGGACGGCGGCTTTGAGGTCGGCCCGCGCTGTCCGGCTCACCCGGCTCAGCAGCGATCTCGTCCTCGTGTCCGATCCAGCCTCACGCACGGCACGGAACACGCCAGCTATATTCGGTAGATTAACCATACAGGAGAGTAACTGTCAAGCAGAAGAAAGTAGCTTCTGATAAAAGGCTGCCAGAGCAACAAGCTGTTCAACCGTCGCGTTGCTCTTCATTCGGTTAGCCAGCCAGCTAACCACCACGACATTCCCGCGCACGTACCCTTTGGTGTTGTCGATCCGATCCAATGACGGAGAGTTGTCAGACCGACTTGTGGCCGCAGGAATGATCGGGATTCCCAGCGCAGGACAGAGCGCCGGAACTACGATATCGGATATCACCAAGTCGCAAGCCAACGCGTCTTTACGCGCTCTCCTGCGAGCACCCTTCAGCATTTGGGACGCTGCCCATTTGTGCGGGTCAGTCCGTTGCTTCCTGCCTAGCCACTTACGCACCCTAGGCGCGGAAAGACGCGCATCTCTGCGCGCCTGCCGTTCCTCTTCTGTGTAAGGCAGGAAGCAGCCGTGGCTCGACCGAGAACTGACGGACCTCACCGCGGCCTCTCCTGTATGGCCGTAGGCTACTTTATTCTTTGACGCCGCGCGCCGCGAGGCCCGCCGCGATCTTGTCGTTGGCCGTCTTCGCCTCGCCCTGCCGGGTGTTGACCGGACTGCGCTCGTTGCCCGGCTGCTTTCCGCTGCCACCCTTGGTATCGGATTTGAAGGCCGGCGCGAACGATGCCTGCGTCTTCATCTCAGCCACGAGGTCCGCGACGGACATCGGCTGGCCCGCGCCGTTGGTGCGGATGTCGCCCACGTTATCGACCACGCGAGCAACGAACTCTTCGCCGTCCTGCACGACCTTCACATGTTTCTGCACATGCGGAAGCAGGAGATCGGTGCTGCCGTTTGCCGCCGCGAGGGCCGCAGTCGCGGCCTGACCGATCAGATGCCGTTCGAGCGAGTTCTGCATCTTCGAGGTCTTGCCTTTCTCGGTATCGACGGCGGTGCCGAGCTTCTTGGTCCACTCGGCGTTCACCTTGTCGAGATTGATCTTGGCTTCTTTGCCGCCCTTGACCTGATCATTCAGGCCATCGACATGGCCCTTCAGCAGTTCAGCAAGATCGGCGCCCTCTTCGATGCTGAGACCGAGCGACTGAGCAAGCTCTTGGAACTTGGCCAGTTGCGTACGGAACGTCGCCGCCTCGGTGTTCTTGTTCTTCGATTTGTTGCGCTCATCCGCGAGCGCGTTGTTCACGCCGTCGTAATCGTTCGCAAGCTGCAACGCGATCGGGCTGATCACGAACTTGCCGACGTTCTCGCCTGCGCCCTCAACGTAAAGGCCCTTGTACTGCTCCGGCACCAAGTCCAGACTGGCCACGACAGCGTTCTTCTTGAAATTCCACATCATCATCTCCGATAAGAATGAGGAGCGCCGGGTTGATTCCCCACGCCCTCGGTTGCGAACTCGTTACGCCTTCTTCCCGTTCTGGCTGATCGACGGATATCGGCTGTGAACCTTGCGAAAGACGGTCTGCTCCTGCGCCTTCGAGAGCTTGCCGGCTTTGAATTGCTGAGCGGCCCGCGCATCGGCGTTGCGGCCGTGCGCGATGTCTTCAATCGGATACCGATCGGGCGGCAGCGCGAAGTCAGCGCGCTTCAATGCCTTGCGAGCGGAGTGTTTGAGGACAGACATGGCGAGCCCTCCTGAATCGAGGCTTAACCATAATCGTCTACTTTAAGTAGCTTGTCAACCGGCGAGAGTAGCTACCCGCGCACAAGCTCCGGGGTGGCCGTGGCGACCGGCGTCACGTCTTTCGGCGGCGTGAGGAGCTTCTGGTTGTCCCTGACATCGAGCGCTGCGCGCTCCCAGTCTTCAATCGACGCAGCCCGCAGCGGCAGGATCGCGACGCCGATCGAATGGCTGATAACGCCGCTGACCTGAACGCTGTCGCCGAACTTCTGGCGGTAGTTCCCTTTGAGCCAAAAGACCAACGCCTGCGTATCGTATTCTTTGTCCCACCCGACGACCTCGCCCTTGTAGTAAACGGCTTTGTCCACGCCTTCGACGCCACGACGGAACAACTCGTCAGCGGCAATCTCGCGCGAAGCTTCTTCTGCATCCGCCCACGCCGCCGCAAACTCGGCGCTCTCTCGCTTGAACTTGAAGAGCGCAGACGAGTCTTTGTATCCGGCGACGCGTGCCGAGTGTGCGATCTTTCCCGTCGTCGCAAGCTCTTCCAAAAACTTCTTGCGCTGGCGATCCGTTTTCTCGATACGGCGCTGCTCGTACATCGTCAGCGCTCTCTCCTTGTCCTCACTCATCGTATTCATCCTCGTCGCCTTCGTCTGCGATCATCGCGTGAAGCGTTTGGTCCACGTCATGGTGCAGGGCGCTCACCATCCCGACGACCGCCGCATACGCCGTGATCTGGTCTCCCTGGCTCGCGAGCGCGCCGCAATGCACGAAGCCGGTCTTGCCGGTGTCGTACACCGTGACGCCGATGAGCACCTGAAGCTCGCCGGACTTGGCGCTCTCCAAAAGCGCTTCGAGCCGCCGCACAAGGAACGTGCGCTCGGTGCCGATCTCGACGACGTTGTTCTCGCTCATGACGGACTCCGCAGCTTCTTGACGAGCCAGTCGAGCACGTCGGGATTACGCTGGATCAATTCCGAGACCGCCGCGGAGAAGGCATGGACGATGCGCTCTTCCTGGTGCAGCGCGTGTGGCATTTGCTTGAACAGCCCGAGCGTTGACGCGACGCCGTGCAGATACTCATGGAGCATCGTGTCCGCCTGATCGCAGTCCGGGATGCCCTCGGTCGTCATGAAGATAGTGCGCTTATCGTCGAAGCCGCCGTGCGGCCCGTATTCGCCTTCTTCAAGCTCTTTCGACGTGACAACCTTCACATCGAAGCCGCGAAAGCTGTAGATGATGCGCGCCGGAACCTCTGACATGATAGGACATCCTCACTGCGCACCGCTGCCGTCACCCGGATCGGCCGGATCGCCTTTGTCGCCTTTGACCGGCGGCGTTGTCGGTTTTGGCGGCGCCAGCAGCGCTACCGCCGGCTTGCCTATCGACAGGATGTCCTCTGCGTTGATCTCGTCCGGGTCGATGCCAGCAGTGGTCACTTCCCACATGAGACGCAGCAGATTGACCTTCGGATCGAACTCGTCGCTCAGGATGTCGAGTTGCTTCAAACGCTCCAAAAAGTCTTCGCGCGATAGATCGCCGTTGGCGCGAGCGGCGACGAGCGCCTGCAAGACAGCCTGATCGGTCTCGCTCGGGCCGAAGTCAACGGCCAACTCGACGCTGCCGCCATCGGTCATGTTCATCCACAGAGCGGTCAGCCGCAGCGCTTCCTTGATGGCCGCGACGAACCGGACAGTCATGTCTTGGAGCGGGCTCATCGCTTCGGCCGTGTCGAGGGCGCGCGCCGTCGCAGTCTGGGCGCCGGGCGCGCGACGTAGGAACTGAGCGCCGTACGAGGCCATCTTCTGCTCGATGTCTTCGAGGTCTTTCTGGCCCGCTTCGATCGACTTGCCGCCGTGCTCGACGTAGTAGTATTTCCCGTTCGGGTCTTTCGTGCCGAGCAACTGGCGCGGGCCGATGGCCATGGTGTTGCCGGTCTGCTCGGTGGCGCCGGCAACGGCGAGCATCGGGAACCGCGCGACCGTGAGCACATTGATCTGGTCGGACGTGGACTGCCAGTGCCGCACGTTGAGATAGGCGAGGTCTTCGAGCGGCGGCTTACCGCACATGAAACTATCGCGGTTCGCGTAGAAAGTGACGAGAGGGATGATGTCGATGCCAGTGACGCCTTCCTGGATTTTCACCCACTCCGGCTCTTTCCGGTTGGCGACCTTCTGAAGCTCCCAAAGCTCGAACCGGCCGGGCTCCAACACGCGGATGCGATGATGAACGACCTCGGCGAAGCCGACGCGCTCGACATACTGCTCGCGGATGCGAACATGCGTCAGCACTTCCACGCCGTCGATGCTCTCGGACGCCGCAAAGATCAAGTCGTCTGGGCAGATGAGACACCAGTACGGGCGCCGGTTGTCCACAAGATCGTCAGCGCGCGTGCGACCCACCGCTTCGTCGGGCGATAGCTGCGGCATATCGACGAGAACGTGGCAGAAGGCTTTCGAGATCGACTCGCTGAACCAGTGCCGCGCAAAGACCGAAACGTCGTTGCCATGAAGGTCGATGTTGCTGGCGATATCGACGATCTGCTTGGGCACATCGTCCTTCAGCCGCAAAGGCTCGCTGAACGGCTTACCGACGAGCGAGTTCAGCGTAAGCTCGGTCATGTTGTAGAGTGTGCAGCGGCTCAACCGCTCCTGATAGTTCGTGTCGCTCTCTTCGGCATGCTTCGGCAGATAGTCTTCGCCGGCTTCACGCATGGCCGCGGTTCCGCCGAGCACCGTCGAGATCATCGCCCACTTTGGAGCCATGGCTGCGTAGGCCATGCTCTCCGTGGACGGATCGAGGCTCGGGTCGTCTTTCTGCTGGGCGGGCTTCTTGGCCATGGTTCCTCGGGACAAGCTGCTGCCAGCCTACATTAAGTAGCTGGCCAACGTCAATCCTAGAAGGACCGCCGGAACATGGCCGAGACGCCGCCCCAATTCAGGCGGTATCGGGTCATATCGGCGTGATGGTCCTCATATTTCTCAGG